GGTATTTTTAAATTGATTTATTTCTGGCATTTATTTTTTAGGTTGTTCTATTTGTTTAGGTTCTTCAACTGTTTTAGCTATTTCTTCAGCTACATCCATTAATTGATTCATTTCAGCTTCTGTTAATAAACCACTATCTCCACTTAAAGTTGTTCCTGTAGATAAACGTTGAACTATAGCTGCCATTTTTATTAGTTGATCATCATTTTTGACACTAATCTCCATATATTCTTTAATTAAAGGTACTACTACTGTAGCATCTCCTAAAGATGTTATAAGGGGCCTTAATTCAGCAATTAATGAGGCTAATTGTTTTGATTTTTTTGTTTGATTTTTATGAATTTCTTTTAATATATCTGAAAAAGATTTATCATCGAATATTATTTGATTTAATGGATCCATATTTACGTTTTATAATAAATATAATAATTATTAAATTCTTACATGTCCTGTGTTATAGTATTCGTTATATAGTTTTTTATAAAGTTTTTTTAAAATTTTAGTTACTTTAGTTATTACAGGAGTTTCTACTGTAGTTATTTCTCTTATATAAATGTAAAGTGCTTTTTTATTAAAGATTTCTAAATTTTCTCTACGTTTAAATAAAATGTTTATAGCATCACAAACTTTTCTATCATTATCTTTTTTAAATAATGTAAACATATGTTTGTCTATGTATTTTGTAAAATAATCTATAAAATCATTTAGTTCTTTTTTTCTTCTAGGTCTGTCTAAATTAGATAATACATTATCATCTTCATCAGCATCCATTACATCTGTTGTTATTTTTTTCTTTTTATAATTGTTATTATTATAAAGAATAAGATAATTTTTACCTACAATACTAAAATAAGAAAATGCTTTTGAACCTCTTTCAGGTTTAAAGTAATCTAATTTTTCTAAAAGAAAAACAATAACTTCATGTTTTAAATCTTCTAAACTATCAACTTCTGTATAGTAAAATTTAAAAGTGTGTATTAAGTTTTCTGCTAATTTATAAAAAGCATAATGTATTCTACTATTATATATTTTATCTCTTTCTGCTTGATTATTAGATGCTAAATATTCTGCTATTGCTGCTTCTGTATCTTCAGTAAAGTATCTTTTTTTTGTTCTTTTTCTTCCTCTTTTTTTCTTTGGTGGGGGAATAGAGTCTGCTCCCGTTTTTATTTTATTTGGCATGTATTTTTATTTAAGGGTAAATTCGTTTAAAGCGTCTTGAATTTTTTTTACTTCTTGAAAAAACCATCCTATTTCATCATCAGCATAAAAAACATTTTTATTGTCTATTTCTTTTAACCTTTGATTACATTTATTTATAGCATCACTTTGTTTTGTTATAAAGTCTTCTAGTTTTTCGTTTTTTCTTAATAAATTTATAAGAGCAAAACTCATTGCTGTTACAATTATAGTAAGTATTATTGTTGATATTATCCAGCCCATAATTTAGTCTTTAAAAAAAGAATCTATAACATCCAAAGTAGCATTTGATAGATTCGGATTATTTTTTGTATTAATTTTTTTAGCAGTTCTTAAAGTTTTATCACCTTTAGAAGCATTTTTAGGTTTTGATTGTTTAGGAACAGCATCGGTTGCATTATTCCATATTTCAAATTCAATTTGAGCAGCCATATGGTCTGCTTGATGCATAAGTAAAGGTAAATGTGATCTTAATTTAGTCTCTTTCATACTAGACATAAAATAAAATTTATTACTTTCATCATATAAACCATCATGAATTTTAATTCCTATATATTCATTTTGAGATACTATACATCCTATTTGTTGTAATAAAAATAACGATCGTTCTGGTATCTTCATAGCAGGAATGTCAGTGTTAAATTTATATATTTGACCTAATTTATCAATATGCCATTGTGAATCATTTGGTTGGTAATATTCACCTTCTTGTTGACCCATTTTGCCTAAATCATGGAATAAAGCGACGAAATGCATTTCCTCAATTGTATATGTGGATATATCACCTCCCATTTTTTTCCACGTTTTATATAATTCATTTGCGCAATCATATACACGTAATACATGGTCAACATAACCACCGGCAAATGCTGAATGGTGCCAATTTTTAGCTGCTGCAGGCATCATCATCATTCTTTCTTTATACTTTTCCATAAAAGGAATTAATATATCTGTTCGTTCTTTAGATATATTTGTCTTTATTTCACTAACATAGCGATCCCAATTTGATTGGATTTTTTCTGCTGATAACATAACTTTTATTTTTTATTAAAGTGGACGTGTATTAGGTACTCCTCTTGATCCCATAGAATTTGTACCAGATATTGTGATTATATTTTGCAATTCTTCATATCTGTCCTTTAATTCTCCTTGTTCCATGTATTGGATAGCTTCTTGATTTTGTCCTCTTTTAATAAATCCACGTAAACGTGCTAAGGATTGATCTAATCTATCTAATGCTATTTGTAATTGTCTTTCGTAAGCCATAATAATTTTTTATATTTAATAATTGTATATAATAAGGAAGGTTTAAAAAACCAAATTTATTTATTCATCTCTATATGATGCACGAAATCCTATTCTTGGTTTTAAATTAGCAGGTGCTATTTTTTCAAATTTAGCTCCAGCTTCTAATAATTGATTTACTATTTGTAAAGGAGTTCCTTCTGCGTAAATATATTCACCAGTATCATTACCAGTACTACCAAAATCATGTGCTAAAAAACGTTCAAAACCCTCTACTAACATATAACGATATGCATTTATTAATGCAATACCTCTTTGTACTTCTAGCTCTCCCTTTTCCCATTGTATTTCATCAAAATATTCATCCACAGCTTGAGCTTGTTTATTTTTTGCAACTACATCTATATTTTTTAAATCTTGTTTAAATGCTTCTAAAAATTCTTGTTTTTTATCAGTTTCTTTATATATGTCTGCTAATATTTCAGAGAATTTATTTAATGTCCATTTTTCTCCCTTAAAATATAAATTTTTTACAGATTTTCCTTTTGGGGTTTTTTCTGTTTTAAAATAAAGGCCAGATTCTTCACCTCCTTCATATCTTACAAAGTTTGCTATATTTTCTAAATTTATAACATTAACTGTATCTGGTCTAGCTCCTAAAGTTGCTCCTTCTCCTTTAATTTCAAATTCTTTTCCATCAAGAGATAAATCTCCTTTTCCTTTAGCAGCTCCTACATTTTTAAATAAAAGAGATAAAGCTAATTCTCCCATTCCTACACTTTTTTTACCTGAGTCTTGAGTTGTATGTTTTACTAATTTTGTTATAATATCATTAGATATTCCTGTTTTCTTTGCGTCGTTAAATAGATTTCCACGTTTTCCTGGTTGGGGTTTAAAATCTATTTGTTTATTTTTATCCTTTAAATATTCTAAAAAATATTCTCTATCCTTAATATTCGCATCTGTTACTAGTTTTTGGAGTTCTTCTGTGAACTTTTTTAATTCAGCAGGTTGTCCTTTTTTAGTAAGTTCTTGATATCCTTTATTTTGTAAGAGATTTTTAATAGGGTCATACGCTTTAAAATTACAACTTAAATTAATTTTTTTTATTTTTTGTTTAAAGGTATAATTTGGGTTAGCAGCAATAGCTTCTGCTTCTTTTTTTTCGTAGGGACACGAAATTTGATCTATATGTTTTTTAAGTGTTTCAAGTTCTTTTTCTTCGTCTTTTTGTTCTGGGGTTGGTTCTAAACCATCTATTTTTGCGTCTTTTTCGTCTCCTCTTTTTACTGTTATTTCTTCTTCATCTTCTAATTCATCAATAATAGCCTCAGCAGGTAAATCAAGGCGTTCCAATAAATTTTTAAGAATAGCGATATCAGAAGGATTATCCAAGCATGGATAACCCTTATTGGTCCTATAAGACCACTCTAATAATAACTCGTCGAGAGTCATATTATATTACTTAATTATATTAGCTAACTTTTGAAGTCTTTCTTGAAGTGCAATTGATTTAGCATCAAATCCTGTGCCTCCTTTTCCTCCTGGGTTACCATATCCAACATTAGCTCCTGATGATGATTTACCACCTGCTGCAAATCCTGATTTTTGGTATTGAGTTGCCGTTGTAGAATTTTCTTCCATATCAGCTGCTTCATCTTTTTTATCATCATCTTTTACTTCATCCATCATATCTTCATCCATGTCGTCACCCATATCTTCATCTCCCATATCTGCGTCTGCGTTATCACCTTCAAAGTAATCTTTTAACATATCAAACATTGATTTT